GTTTGGAGTTTAGGAACGCACGTTAGAAATGTTATTGGTAACTCGTCTTTTGTATTTATGAACTCTCATATAGGGGTTGATGGTAAGCTAGGTAAGGGAGCTGTAGACACTATAAAATTAGTTTTAGGTATGGGTAGCCCAGAGATGCAAGCTTTATACAAAGAGTTAGTTGCCTTAGGTGTTGTTAATACAAATGCGTTCTTAGGAGAAATCAGAGATATATCTAGACAGGTATATGAATCAGATTATGATTTTGAAAACTACTTTGCAGAAAGAGGAAATAAAACAGACTTCTTGACTCAAACAGATAATCTTTTAACTAAAGCTTATCAAGCTGAAGATGATGTGTTTAAAGTGTTTGGTTATATGCAAGAGAAGGCAAGATACATAGACGCAGGATTCTCAACTGCAGAGGCTAAAAGAAAAGCTGCTAGAAATATTAGAAATACATATCCTAATTATGATGAGGTTCCTAGATTCATTAGATTTTTAGGTAGGTTTCCTTTACTTGGTACCTTTGTTTCTTTCCAAGCAGAAACTGTAAGGTGTACTAAAAATTGTTTGCAGTTATCTTTTGATGAAATGAATAGTAACAATCCTAAATTAAAAAGATTAGGAACTAAAAGATTAGCTTCAGCTCTTACATCTTTATTTATAACAGAGAGTATTCAATTAGGATTAGTAATGGCTGGATATGGTTTATCAAATGTAATATCAAAATCACTAAGAGGTGATGATGAAGAAGAGTTTGATGAGACATTGAAAGAGAGATCCTTTTTTCAACCTAGTAAATTTATGGAAAATATATTTGCAGAGTGGGATAGAAACGGAAACAATATTATATCTAACAAAGGAACTATAATAGACTATGATAAGAATAGTCCTTTTTATAAAAGAGAAGTTCCTTACGTTGATTATATTAACTTGTCTAAAATGTCAGGTACAGGTTATGTTAGAGACACTTATAGAGTTATGAAAAAAGGACTTCAAGATCCTGAAGGTTTTGAATCTTTTGCTAGAATAGTAAAACAAGTATATGAACCATTCTTAACTATTGATATGACTACAGATGTTCTTAGAGAGGTTATTGAAAATAAAGGCAATAGAATTTATAGACCTTCAGATACTTTTTCTGAGCAACTTATGAAAAGTTTAGTTTATATTGGCGAATCTATTGGCCCATCAACTATAAATAGTGCAGTAAAAATTGCTGAGGCTGCATCAAATGATGATACAAATAGAGTTTTATCTGTGGAAATTTTAGCTCTTTTAGGTTTAAGACAAAGTAGATTACTACCATATACATCAGCAAGATTTGATTATAAAAAAGTCTATACAAAAATGAAAGACATATCTAATGGTACTGAAAAATTTATAGATGTTAGAGCAAGGGATCCACTAAAAGGAAGAAAGGTTCCTAAGTTTTCTATATCAGATCCGTTTGAAACAGCTAAAAGATATAAAGATGTAGACGATGAAAATTATAACAAAAGATTTTCTCAAGAGTACAACAATATGTTAAACATAACTAAAGGTATAATAGAGTCAGGTGGAAGAGGTGAGGATATTATAGAAATTATTACAGGTAAAAATGTTAATGCTCCAAGATGGTTAGCTATGGAGCTTATAGATGTTGCATATGAGGAGCTTGGATATTAAATAAAAGTTTTATATCTTTGATATAGTTTTATGATAAGTTTTCATAATTTCACATAGTTATTTGGTTAGTAGGGGGAGGTAATACTTCCCCTATTTTTTTATTATGCAAATAGGAATTAATTTAATAGAAGGATGTGTGTTTGGGGTAAGAACATTTAGCTCAACACAAGAAAACCCATACAACGAAGTGCAAGTTTTTGTATTGTGCTTTTGTATATTTGTTACTTGGGATTAAGAATCTATCCCGTATGGACAAACTATCTTAAAAAAAGATTCATCTAATTCTTTTATTTTCTTAGCTATCTTACTCCATTCTTTCTCTCCTTCTTTTCTAGATTTAAAATCAATAGGAGTTCCTGTCCCAAGGTTAGACCATATCTTAGAGTTCTCATGAAGAAGTTTGTCTATTTTTTTTCTAACATTTTTGTTAGTGTAGTATGGGCTAGTCCCATCTTTTCTTACTTTCATTTTAGTATTCACAGGATTCACATTCATCATCAATATCACGAGCATCAGATATATCCTTCTTATCTAAGTCTTTTATATATTCAATTAAATCTAAATTTTTTGGATCAAATTTTTCTTTTTTGTTATTCATTTTTTTATTTTTTTTAAAATAGTTTTTACTGTTATATCAACCTCTTTTCTATTTGATGGTACATAAACATCATAATTTTTATTTGTGTTATTTAAATGCTTTAAAAATAACTTAAACCTCATCTTAAACTCAGCAGTTCTTAATCCTTTTGTCTCTATAATAAAACCTTCATCAAGATTTATAAAGTCGGGGGTATATGATATCTTTCTTACATTACCAGACTTTAATTTAAAAACTGTTTTACCTTTAAGTTTCCCTCTATCCATAAGATTTCCTTTGAGTTTAAATTTTTTTGATATCTCAAAAGTTTTACCCTCATATTTATTTGGAATCTTAGCATTCTTTAAAGCTAGGTAGCAGTAAAGCTCCAGCCCTGAGGCAAATGTTATACCATCTGCATTATGTTTTTTAGCCTTTGTTATTTGCTTGCCTTTCTTTCTCTTAAATTTAAATTGCATCTTGAAAGATACAAATTTTTATTTTATTATACCTTATTTGTTTTCTATTACAGCATCTTTAGTTTTCTCTTCTTTATTTTTTTGTTCAACTGGTTGATCCTTTGCAGCATCTTCTACTTTTTCTCTAACACCAAAAACATATCTAGCTATGTTTTCTGCATTTAATAGTAGTCTTTTGACATCAACACTAGTATTCATAGTGGCTGCTATCTCTACAGATTTAAGTCTCATTTCGCAATCAAACTTTAATATTCTAAGTCTTTGTTCTTGTTCTTTTTGTTCTTTGTTCATGATTTAAGTTGTTTGTTCAAATTTAATATTATCTATTTTATATTTATCTAATTTTTCTTTTACATCTAAATTTTCTTTTAACACTTGAAGTAGTATTAAATATCCTGTTAGATCTAAAAGATCATTATCTGTGTGATAAGTATTCTTGTGTTTTATTCTATTTAGTTTATCGTTAATCCTAGCTTGTATAGCATACATTGGATCAACTTCAAATAATATTCCACTTTCAAATACTGAGTTACCATAAGAGTCATTTTTTTCTAACAACAAGTCTCTTATTTCGTTGCACTTTTTTTCTATTTTATCTTTCATTTTTATTAATATACATCATTAGACATGGTTAAATATTTAGCGTTTTTTATATCTGTAAAAACTATTTCAATATCGTTTCTACTTTTGTGTTTTAATCTTAAATTTTTTAGTAAGTACATATCCTGTTTTAATTCTGAAACCTTGTTAGTTAATATGCAAGTCTCATAACTTGATGAAGACCAAGATTTAGATGGCTTGCTAACCCCTTTTAAAAATCTAATTATTCTCCATTTGTATTCTACCTTAGCATAATAAATTTCTTTTCTCATATTATTTAATTATATAGATAACAGTGCATACTCCAATCACAAAATGTGTTAAATCAATTATTATATTAACTGACTCCATAATCATTTGGGTCTAAAAATTTAGTGTATTCTTTCTTAAACTTTAAAGGTAAAGTTCCAGTACCTATATTTCTACCCTTAGCAAATATTAAATCCACTAAACCTTCTGTTGAATTACCTTCTTCATCTGTGTCTATTCCATAGTATTCAGGTCTGTATACAAGCATTACAATATCTGCTGCCTGCTCTATCTCTCCACTTTCTCTTAAGTCAGAAAGAGTAGGCTTGTTCGCATCTCTTCTTTCTACATTTCTACTTAGTTGAGATAAAGCTATTATAGTTATGTTTAAAGACTTGGCTATATTCTTAAGTTCTCTAGCTACATAAGCAACCTCTTGTTCTCTAGATTGACCACTAGATTTTACAAGTTGCAAGTAGTCAACTAAAAAAACTTTCACGTCTTTAGTAATAACGTATTGTCTAATTTTATTTAACAAATATTTAATAGAAGAATCACTGCAGTCATCTATATATAAAGGTTTCTTTTCTAAGACCGAAATAGCCTCATGTATTTTTTTAATCTCATGACCTTGCAAAGTTCCTTTCATAACATATCTATTAT